TATCCAATGAATTCCAATTCCAATTAGCAGAAGGTGGTCCTTACTATAATGCATTCTTATATCCAGAACCAGGTGGCGTTCAAACATGTCAACGTGACATATCTCTTATTATGTTGGGTATTATCTCTGACTTGCAAACAGGTGGAAATAATAGCACTATTGCTGCAATAGAAAATTATCTATCCACTACAATGCAAATTAACTACATCGAAGATGAGTTATTAGCAACAACATATGCCATTGAGCAGATGAAGTGGTTAGGTGAGCATGCAATTCTTAATAGATTGTACACTAAAGATTCTAATGAAACTCCTCCAGCATATAACTTTAACTACACTACTATAGCTGCATATAGAGATTTATTATCACCAATTGATATGAGCCCAGTTGTTACTAGGTTCAAGGAATTGGTTGATATTGCTCTTAATATACTTGCTCCTGGTAAGTTGGCAATGAGAGGTGCTGCTAAGAATTTACTCTTCAACCAGAGTTACTATAAAGAAGAGATTACAACTCTTGTAACACAACAATTTGGTACTAGTGTTTGGCAATACGATGATTGGCTCAATACTATTGTTACTAATTTAGTACATGATTTAATTACAACTGATATTACTGATACAGCAGTAGCACATAATATTGAAATTGAAAATGTTACTGGTGCTTTTGAAGTTGGTGAGATGATATTCAGTCAGAGAGCTGCTGGTGGTTCTGCTGTAGTTCTTGAATATAAGAGCGAAGGTAGTTTCCTAGTTGTTGGAAAATGGTATGGTACTCCTTGGGAAGCAAATGATAGAATTGAAGGAACACGCTCTGGCGTTGTTGCAAATGTTAAGGTGGGTGGAGTTGGTTATCCATATACTTGGTTCAACAAACCAGCAAATGTTAGAACCATCGCTTTTGCTAAGAATATACAATCTAATATTCAAGGACAGGTATCTGCACCTAACTTATTCACAAATCCAGAATCAATTAGAACTGATTGGCTTCCTGGTTTCATTGTTATTAGTGATGATTTCGCACAAGCACCAGATGGTACACAAACTGCAGAAAAACTAATCGCTTTCACAAGTAATGGTTATCACTTTACTAGCAGAAATTATAGTCTAACATCTTATGATACATGGGATGATGGAACTATTAAGTTTGATGATACTAACAATAGTTTTGACGAAGGTGGAGCAGCTACTGAAGATGATAATCAACAATATACATTCTCAGTATTCTTTAAAGGAGATGAATTTAATAAAGTTAGATTCGGTCTTGTTATGGATGCTGGTACAGTTGGTCAGCAAGATGTATTCTTTGACTTAGATCTTGCTACAGGAACTGCTGGAACATTATTCCAACCTCAAGGTGGTATAAGTGGAGATGCATATGGTTCAGTACCTTATGGTAATGGATGGTATAGAGCATATATTACAACAACTATATCCTTTGGATTTAGTGAATTACGTGCTCAATTCTTAATGTATGATGCTACTAATTCTTTATCATACTTGGGTGATGGTGCAAGTGGTATGTATATGTGGGGTGCTAAATTATCTGTTGGTACTATTGACCCATATACTTCTCAACTTGGTGAAATATTCTACGCAGATACTGAGTATAATGTTAAGACATATGCTTTAGATGCTCTAGAAACTTACGCAAGTGAAGCAATAGGTGATAAACTCACATCACCTTCACCTGCTTCAAGTTACATTAAGTACTTTGATGCTAACTCTTCTGCATACTACAATGATAAGTCAGTAACTAGATGTATCAGAAGTAACTTAGATATTCTAAAAGGACAACTAGGTTTAGATACATTCTACACTAATATCACTGTTAACAATGGTATTAGTATGCCTACCTACACATATGGAACTAGAGAAGTACCAGTTGGTTTAGGTGGTGGATTAAATGATTCTGATTACTTGTATGGATTTAATAGTGGTGCATATGCAGAATTGGAGACTATGACTGTTAATGAAGGTGAGATTGTTAACATCTATCAGAGATTACGATTTGATGCCGAGATAACAGATGGACCATTCTGGATAGGTGAGACTATTAGAAAGGTAGCTGACAATGCTGTAAATGGAACTGTTCATGGATTATGGGAAGATGAGAACTACAGATACGTAGATGTGATAATGAATGCTGGTACATTTGCAGCTCTTGATATTGTTGAATCTGATAGAGCACAATTACCACCAACAGGACAGATTAGTGTAATTACAGATCGTATTCAAATTATAGACCTTAAGGGTACATTTGAGGCATCGGTTCCATTCAAGGCATACACTAGTGGTGCAACTGCTACTCCAACTGACTTCATACGTACAGAAGCTGCTGTACTCGATAATACAGGTGGTACTTTGACAGTTGATACTGAAACTCTATTAGGTTCATTTGAAACAACTTCTGTTGTTTATCCTGAAGTTTCTAGACAATATATTGAAGTTAGTAAGTTTGATGGTTTTGATATATCAGTTGGTGACAGAATCGCATCTGCTGGATATACACGCTTGGGTATTTCAATCATTAGTGGATTGAATGAATTTACTGTTGGTCAGAGACTTTATAAGGTTGTTGGTGGTATACAGGACTTTGATAATTATGCAATAATTTCTGAAGTTGATCTAGATAACAACTTCTTATATGTTGCTGATTTCCAAGGAACACCTCTTACAAATGGAGATCTCGTAGGTGATTATGGAGTTGGAAATAACTTCCCAGTTGGTTACGCATCTGTAACTACAAGGGTTGTCACACCTGGTGCTGGTTCAGCGTTAATTCAGGATATACGTGATAGCGGTACTCTTAAGAGAGTTTATCTAAGTGATATCAAAGGAACATTTGTTACTAAGGATGCCATTATCAGTGCTGATAATTATAAGGCAATCGTGGTAACTAAAGTTCCACTTCTCGCACGTGTTAAGAGAGCATTCAAGGGATTTGATGGAGTTCAAACTACATTCAAACTCTCTACTGGTAATGGTACACAGTACCTACCAGATCCAGCTGGACATCTTCTCATATTCGTTAATGGTATTTTACAACCACCTGGTGCATCTGCTGCTTATACAGCATTCTCTGATTCTATTCAGTTTACAGAACCACCAGATTTGGGTGCATCATTTACAGGATTCTACGTAGGTAAGTTGAGACAGTTGGATGATATTTCATTCGAGTTCGACTCCTTACGTCAGTCATTCAACCTCAAGCGTAATGATGTATTCTACTCACTAACGCTTACGGATGGTGTTCAGTCTACAACCATTAGACCTGAAAATAATATTATCGTTTCTCTTAACGGTGTTATTCAGGAACCAGGCGTTGGTTTTGAATTGGTTGGTTCACGTATCATCTTCTCTGAGATTCCTCGTGTAGGTTCCACATTTGTTGGGTTCTCCTACGTTGGTTCTGAGGCAGACGTTGATGCTGCTGAAGTTATTCCACCTATCGAACCTGGTGACTTTATTGACATTCAAGGTGAGACATCAGACAGAGAGGTTGCTGTTATTGAGTCTTCAAACTCTCTAATTACGTTCGACTATCTTGGTTCTGTGTTCGGACAGAATGCACAAGCACAGGCAAATCTAACTTCAGGATTTATTAATAGTGTACAGGTTACTTCAGGTGGATCTGGATACACAAGCAGACCAAATGTTAGAGTTGACTCTATATCTGGTTTTGAAGGAGATATTAACGCACTAGTTGGTGTCGGTGGAGTTGTTATTAATAACCAAGGTACTGGATATCAGAATCCTAATATCGAGGTTGAAACAACAGTTCCTGATGATTGGACTGCTCCTGACCTTTCACTATATGGTGAAGAGTTAGTAGACCCTGAAATATTAACATAAATAACTAAAAATTGTAGCGATAAATGGCTAAGCAATCACTAAATCTTGGTACGGTAGCTAATGACAACACGGGGGATACCCTCCGTGGTGGAGGCGACAAGATTAACGACAATTTCAATGAGATATATTCCGCAATTGGTAATGGCACTAATTTACAACTTAATGTCACAAACCCTGCTGTTGGTCAAGTTCTCCGCTATAATGGTAGTAATTTCTTACCGTCAGATCTTACAACTTTAACATCAGGACTGGATGTAAATGGAAATTCTATTATATCCTCAAGTAATGGAAACATTACTCTCGCTCCCAATGGGACAGGAGATGTTACTATCTCTGCTGGCGGTGTTACTGCTACTTTTGATGGTGCGACTGGAGATTTTGATTTCCCTACGAGAGTAGGATATAAAAATGAATTTCCAGCATTGGGTAATGCACCTTCTGCTGCAGCTTATGGTGGATTTTTCTTTACTGTAGATGGTGACGATAACCCATATGTTAACATTAACATTACTACAGGTGGTGTTGGTGATGTAAGAGCAAAGTTAGCAACAGAGTATTCTAGTGTTGATTTATTAGCAGACGTTGATACAACTACTGTTGCTCCTACAAATAACCAAGTTCTTAAATGGGATTCAAGTGCTGCTAAATGGAAACCAGGTGATGATGCTGCTGGAGTTAGTTCTGTAAACTTATTTGCTACTGTTGCTGGTGATACTGGGTCTACAACTGCTAATAGTCAAGTTGATACATTAACAGTTGCTGGTGGAACTAATATAACAACAACAGTTGTTGGTGATACTTTAACAGTAGATTTTTCTGGAACTCTTACTACTACATTTGCCAATTTAACTGATACTGATGTTGGTGGTTTAGTACAAGGAGATTCATTATTTTATAATGGTACTAATTGGGTTGTTACACGCAGTCCTATTACTTGGTGGGAAGTAAATGCTAATGGTTCATCTGACTATACATTTGCTGGACCTGGATTTTCATCTGCAACTGCTGATGCAACTCTTTCTGTTATGAAGGGTATGACATATGCTTTTGATAATACTGTCCAAGCATCTGCACACCCATTTAGAATACAGAGTAGTCAAGGTTTGAGTGGTAACCCATATACTGCTGGTCAAACTGGTAGTGGAACTGCTGTTCTTTATTGGACTGTTCCTATGGATGCTCCAGCTATTCTTTATTATCAGTGTACATTACACGCTGCTATGAATGGCGTAATCAACGTAATCGGTTAATAAAATATGGCAAGAACTGTTCCTGGAAGTGGTGCTGTAATTGAACCTATATTTGATGAAGTTTTTGGAGTTCGTGCAGTAAGAGTAGTTGAAGGAGGGGATTCATATTCTCAAGAGGATCCTCCACGTTTAACTATTACTGGTTGCGGTACTCCCGACCAGGCAGCATTACTGTATCCTATTATTGATGAAGAATCTGGTAAGATAATACACGTTAGAGTCTTAGAAAGAGGTAAAGGATACGATCCTTTAAGGTTACAAATAATTCCATCTCAGGATACTCCTAATGTTGTTAGTTCATTTGATATTAACAAGATATGGCAGACTCATCCAAACTCTCCAACTGTAGGAACATTTAGTGCCAACTCGGATAGGATTACTATTACTTCTGATAATAGTCCTAAGCCTTCTATTATAGATCAAGAAAGAGAACCAGGTGGTCAAAGTTACTTAGTAGATAGACCATTTAATCAAGAATTTATATTCAGGGGTGGTAAAGATGTACCAAATCCTGATACTAGAGAAGAACAATTAGATAAAGTTACTGGTATATTAGCAAACGGTGGATTACTTCATACACCAGAATGGGGTCCAGATGGAAGTCCACCTCCAGGATTCACAATAGATGCTGTAAAACATACTCATATTAAAAATAGTAGTGTGCATCATACTGTAGTTGATAATGCAGTTTATTATTATCAGTCTAGTAAAACTGTTGGTGAATTCGCTTCTAAAAATGGTGTTTTTGAGTGGGGTAAGCAACAACAATTTACTTGGAATATTAAGGTAGAATTTGATAATGTAATGTTGCAAGTTGAAAATGTTGATCAAACTTTAGGTGTTGTTGAAGTTGGTAGAACAGTAGATGAAATTGGTGGTAATGGTAGAGGAGAGATTGCAAAGATTGTAAAGAATAATCTAGGAGTAATTACACATGTATATCTAAGAGATCTTAAAAATACATTTACTGAAGATGATGTACTTTTAGGTTCTACTGGTTTTAGTTTTAGAATTGCAGAAGCAGTAACATATTTCCCTAATGGTATTTTTTATATTGATTTTGGAACGGATGCTGCAGAGTTTGGACCATTTGTTCCAGGACAGTATTATCTTTCTCCTGAAAATATTAAAGTTCAAAGAAATTATTTAATTAAGTGGAATCAATCAGACCCCAGTAATTCACCTGGAGATCATCATGTAGATGGACATCCTATGCAGTTCAGTACTACACAGGATGGTTTATTGAATGGTGGGTCACTTTATTACAATAGTACAGGTGCAAGTGCAGCACCATCTACAGATTATGAGAATGAGTTACAACCTCTGTTTATAATGAATGAGGATGAGACTAATCGTATTTACTATTATTGTAAGAATCACAGATATATGTCTGGTTATGAAGGTCATGAAGGTTATATGATCTTAGACCCTACAGTTGAAGCACATACACCAACTAATGATTATTATATTACTGATTATTATTCTGGTGGTGCTTCACCAGATTACAG